GGCGTGTATCTGTAAAGAGATATAAGATATATATAGTTTGTGTAAGCCTGGTAAGTATCAATATCAGATTAGAGAAATAATAGTACATAGCCATACACTTTTTATTCCCTATAAAAGCAGATAAGAAACCATAAAGCCTATATATGAATAATAAAGATTGTTATATAAGAAAATAATAATATTAGAAAGTCATTGATTAGAATATTATTATATTAGAGAAAGGCAACCCCCACAGGCACACGAGAATATATATATAGTTCCATTCCTGCTATGGTGGGAAATATCAATACTAATAAAATATATTCATAAACACACTATGTTGGGGTATTAATAAAATAAAACACAAGATAGGGCGATTTGGTTTGCAATGTTAAAAAAAACATATAGTATTAGAGGTGGAGTATTATGTCTAGAGAACGAGCACAACATATCCTAAGGGAGCTAAACAAGCGACAAGAGGAAAACAGATTAAACTACTACCAACCCTACGCCTTTCAAGAAAGATTCCATAAAGCAGGTGTTGATGCCAATCAAAGACTTCTTATGGCAGCGAACAGAGTAGGTAAGTCGTATGTAGGTGCTATGGAGATGGCAGCTCATCTAACTGGACTGTACCCTAAGTGGTGGAAAGGTAAGAAGTTCGATAAGCCCATTAAATCCTGGGTATGTGGAGCTTCTAATGAAACCACAAGAGACATCTGTCAAAAAGAATTATTTGGGCAACCAGACAACCCCAGAGATAAAGGGAAAGGATCAATCCCTAAACATCTCATTGGCGAAACCACAAGGAAACCAGGTGTGCCTAACGCACATTCCTCGGTACTTGTAAAACACAGCACAGGTGGGTGGTCTAGGGTTGCCTTTAAGGCTTATGAACAAGGTAGTGAAAAATTTATGGGGGAGAGTTTAGACCTTATTTGGCTAGATGAAGAACCACCCCAAGATATCTACTCACAATGTATTACTAGAACACTAGACAGGCGAGGACAAGTCTATATGACCTTTACTCCTGAATCAGGTATGACTGAGGTAGTACAGAATTTTACCTCTGATCTAAGACCAGGACAGTCATTGTTGACAGCAGGCTGGGAAGATGCCGAACACCTAACCGATGATATGAAAGAACAGATTTTACAAGCCTTACCAGCTCATGAGAGGGAGATGAGGTCAAAAGGCATACCAATGATAGGATCAGGGCTAGTATTTCCTATAGATGAGGATAATCTAGCTATAGAACCTTTTACCATACCCCCTCATTTTGCAAGGATTGCAGCAATAGATTTTGGATATGACCACCCTACAGCAGTGGTATGGATAGCTTGGGATAGAGATAAAGACATTGTATACGTTTATGACTGTTATCGAATGGCTAAACAAATACCGAGTTATCATGGATCACACATCAATGAACGAGAAGGCTCTGACTGGATTCCTATAGTATGGCCACACGATGGATACCAACACGATAAAGGAAGTGGTGTTACCCTAGCCGAGCAATACAGAGATGCTTATGTCAATATGTTACCCTTTCACTTTGAAAATCCTCCTGCATTAGGGCAGAAAAAGGGTGGAAACAGTGTAGAAACAGGACTTATGGACATGCTAGATAGAATGGAGTCTGGAAGATTTAAAGTATTTAATACCCTTTATGACTGGTTTGAGGAGTATCGTATGTATCATCGTAAAGATGGAAAGCTAGTTAAACTTAAAGATGACTTAATGTCGGCTACACGATATGCTGCATTGAGTCTAAGACATTCAACAACTAAAAATTCACGCTGGGAATCCAAGGGTAGATTAGGCCCTGATGTCGCAGTCGTGTAAGGAGAAAATTATGCTTTTACTAGACCAATTATTAAAAAAACACCCATTACTTAAACAACTAGGTGGTTTACCTGGACTTTCTATGATTCAGAAAGTAAGCAGAAAAACACCAGCAGGTAAACTTATAGACAAATACCCTTCTGCTGGAATGTCAGCAGCTTCGATGTTTAAAAAAAGGTACGGAAAATAAATGGCTAAAAAGATGACCGATGATGAATTAGCATCGAAACTGAGTAATGAGATAGAGTCTGCTTCAGGCGATTTTAATACTGAGCTTTCAGAACAAAGAGAAAATGCTATGAAGTATTATCTCGGAGAACCTTTCGGTAATGAGATAGAAGGTCGTTCTGAGATTGTTACAACTGATGTTAGAGATACTATCGAATACATTATGCCTAGCCTTATGCGTATTTTTACTACACATAACAATGTCGCTGAGTTCGAGCCACAAGGCCCTGAAGATGTCGAAATGGCACAACAAGCTACCGACTATGTTAACTATGTCTTTAATAAGCAAAATAACGGCTTTAAGGTCTTGTACGATGCCTTTAAAGATGCTTTGATAAGTAAGACTGGAGTTATTAAACATTTCTGGGAAGAAAAAAAAGAGGTATCTCACGAAACATACGAGAACCTAACTGAGATTGAGTATCAATCAATCCTAGCAAATGATGATCTTGAAGTTGTAGAACACACAGAAACTATAATTCAGAAACAACAGGTTGATGACTATGGAACTTTAATTAGCCCCAAAGTTGTTGAACACGATGTTAAAGTAAAAAGAACTAAAATAGATGGACAAGTTAAGGTAGTATCTGTACCACCTGAAGAATTTTTAATATCAAGAAGGGCTACTTCAGTAGAAGATGCTAGTTTTGTATGTCATAGAGTTAAAAAGTCAGTATCGGATTTAATTTTAGAGGGATATCCTAAATCTCTTATAGAAGAATTACCTAGTTATACACAGTCAAATGCTGAATTAAACGAGGAAAGAATAGCAAGATTTAGTTTTGATGATGATTCATTACCAGCAGACGAAGGTAGTGGCCCATCAAGAAAAGTTTGGTTAGAAGAATGTTATATACATCTTGACTACGATGGCGATGGTATAGCAGAGTTAAGAAAGATTACTAAAGGTGGTAATATAATACTGGATAATGAGGAGATTGATTCAATTCCTTTCTCAACTATCTGCCCACTACCGATACCTCACAAGTTTCATGGCATGAGTATTGCCGATACAGTACAAGATATTCAGTTAATTAAATCTACTATCATGAGAAATCTTCTTGATAATATGTATTTAACTAACAATGCAAGATATGCAGTATTAGCAGGACAGGTTGAATTAGATGATCTATTATCTTCTAAGCCAGGTGGAATTGTTAGAATGAGAGCACCAGGAGCTGTTACAGCTTTACCTACACCCCAAATACAACCCTATGCTTTCCAAATGGTTCAATACCTAGATGGTATTAGAGAAGAAAGAAGTGGTGTATCTAAGATGACACAAGGATTAAATCCAGATGTATTAACTTCACACGTTACTTCAGGGGCAATATCAGCAGCGACAGAGTCCTCTATGCAAAGGATTGAGCTCATAGCACGTATGTTTGCAGAAACAGGCATTAAAGACCTATTTAGGAGCATATATGCCCTAGTACAAAGATATGAAGATAGACAGAAAATAGCTTATCTTAATGGTAAGTTTGTACCTATAGATGTATCTCGTTGGAAAGAAAAATTAAATTGTACTGTTAATGTAGGAGTTGGCAGTGGTAGTCAATCAGCTAAGACTCAAACAATGGGTTCTATTATGCAGATAATACAAGGGTTAATACAAAATGGTGGAATGGGATCACTCGTTACACCACAAAATATATACAATGCAGTAAGTGAATTTATAGCACAATCAGGATATAAAAATGCAGACCAATTTATATCTAATCCACAGATGATGCCACCTAAACCACCACCTGAACCTACGCTAGAAGAAAAAGTAGAGCAAAGAAAAGCACAAGTAGAATTACAAAAACTACAACTACAAGCTCAAGAATTAGAAATTGAAACGCAACTTAAAGCACAAGAGTTAAAACTTAAACAAGAAGAAGCTGCAATCAACCTTGCTCTTAAACAGCAAGAGTTAATGATTAAGAAATCTCAACTTGAGTTAAACGAACAAGAACTTGCATTAGAAGCTGTGCAAAATAGACCTGTTGGAATAGGGCCAAGCTAATGGCATATCCTAAATACTCAGGTCATGGAAAAATTGAAAGAAACAAATTAGTTTCTAAGAAGATTAAGATGTTAAGGAAAGAAGGTAAGCCACAGAAACAATCTGTAGCAATAGCTTTAAATACTTACCCTAAAAGAAAGAAATTACCACTAGCATGAAAGATTTAAACGAGTTAAATACAGAAATAGAACTTATTAAAAAAGATATCTATGATATTAAAAATAACCATTTACAACATATTGAAAAAGATATGAGAGATGTAAAAATAGAAGTCTTTAGATTTAAGTATATAGCTTATGGAGCTATAGTTATTTTTGTATTAGCAACAGATAAATTTACAAACTTATTGAGGTTATTATAATGTACGGAAATAAACCAATGAAAAAGAAAAAGAAAAAGGGTAAATGTTAATGGCTAAGGGAACTAAACACTACTTCAAAACAGGCAAAGAGTTTAAAGGTAATATTCATAAAATGCCTAATGGTCAATTACATTCAGGAAAATCACATGGCAAAACTTCTAAACAAGTTGTGCATTTTAAAGATTTATCAATGAGAGCAAAAAAGGTGGCTAAAAAATGATGAAAAAGAAAAAGAAAAAGTTTCCTGATTTAAACAAAGATGGAAAAATAACTTATGCAGATATCTTAGAAGGCAGAGGTGTTAAAGAAGGTGTTTTTAGAAAAGATAGAATGAATAGCAAAAGGTGAATAAATGAGCTTATACGCAAATATAAATAAAAGAAAGAAAGCAGGTACAAGTAGAAGTAAAAAGAAATCTACTATAACTAAAAAAGCATATGCAAATATGAAAGCTGGATTTCCTAAAAAGAAAAAGAAGAAGGGATAAATTGTCTAAATTTGATATAAAATCAGAACTTACAAATACAGAATTACAACAACTAATGTTGAAATATCGACT